CTTTAATCTTTTATCCTGCATCCCTTCCTCAAACTCAATCATTTCATTAAACTCTTTATTATTTAAATGATACATTGCTCTGTATTCTTTTTCTGATTTAAAAAAGCACATTCTACATCCACCCCTTAACATATAGACTGGAAACTCAGGATGTAGATTATTTAGTTTTAAAATATCTTCGCAATCATTTCTATTTAAACTATTTTCAATTAAAGGATAACTATATTTAACATTTGACTTTAATTCTAAATTACCAGTTCTACCTTCTTCATCTGCATTAAAACCTATCATTAATTCACATTCGCCTTGATTATGTAAAAAGTTATCTATTGGCTCAATCTTAAAAAGTCTTGTACAATATCTTGCTTGACCTGAAGGCATATACTTTTGTTTCTTAGCATAAGCCTCTAATCCTAAATGTTTTTCATTATTAACTTTTACTAAATTAAAATCTCCTTTGTGTAATGTTTTTAATTTATCTTCTACATAATTAATTCTTTTATACATTTCATTATGTTCTGCTCCTGTATCACACCATATCGCAGTTGCACCTTTACCATATAAAATACACATAGTAGTACTTTCTACACCTCCGCTAAAACTTATAAATCTTTTCATAATAATTCTTTAAATTCCATTCTTTCTCCTATAAATTGGAATGGTATGTTTTTTAAACTTCCGTGTCTATTTTTAGCTAATTTAACTATACATTTACCTTCTGCATTATGTGTCATACCATCGACTTCTATTTCTCTTATTCCGTAGGTTTCAGGTCGCATTAAAAATATAACTGAATCAGCATCTTGTTCTATACCACCGCTTTCTCTAAGGTCTGATAACTGTGGCATCTTATCGTTCCTACTTTCAACTGCTCTACTTAATTGAGATAATGCAAGTACTGGTATATTTAATTCCTTTGCTATTATTTTACATCCTCGACTAATTTCTGCAATCTCACTTTCCCTGTTACCTTTCCTATCTACTCCACTCATAAGTTGCAGATAATCAATACATAAGAACTCAATTTGGTATTTTCTTTTAAGGATTGCTGCCTTGCTTCTAAGGTCTCTAATATTTAAACTAGGTGTATCGTCTATGTACAATTTTGCTTTTTGCAATCTTTCTTCTGAAGCCATTAACATAAACTTGTGCGCTTCTGTAAGTTTATTAGTTCTTAGTAAATGATGGGCAATACCTGAATCCAAACTAATTAATCGGTTAACTAATTGTTCTCCACTCATTTCTAAACTAAAAATCCCTACTGGCTTGTCTTGTTTTAATACGTTTAAAATAGCATTTAACATAAAAGCAGTTTTACCTTGTGCCGGTCTTGCTGCTAGAATTATTAAATCAGGATTAACCCATCCGCTAATATACCTATTTAAACTTTGCCATCCTGTATCTATTCCTATTTGCCCATTCTCAATTACTGCATCTCTTTCTTTAGCTAAAGACATTATGTAATGCGCCATCCCTTTCTCACTATTCTTATAAATACTTTCTTGAGCATTTAAAATCTTATTTGAAGCATTATTTAGATGGTTCTCAATATCGCCTACATAAGAATCATTTACTAATTCCTGACCTATTACTATTCCTTTTCTTTGTAAATAACATTGCTGCAAAATTAATATCCAGTCATTCATTGAACTACTGCCTGTTACATTATTGGTTAACTTTACAATCTCATAAGCACCGCCAACCATATCCATCTCTTTTTTATTTGTCAAGTATTGTGATACAGTTACTATATCAATAGCAGACATTTTATCATATAGTGCCTGGATTGCTTTAAAAATTAATTGGTTTTTAGTCTGGTAAAAGAACTCACTTGTAATTTTTGCTATATATGTATGAACTGAATTTTGTTCAATCAATAGCACTCCAAGTATCCTATCTTCTACCTCTTTATTATTTGGTGGTGTTTTAGCCATTTTAAGCCTGTTTTTTAGTTATTTAATGCTATCGTGATAGATTCCCTCAAAAGTTATTTAAAATCGAAATTTACTATCTTAAAATGCGTTTAAATGATATTTATACTTATTCGAAGATAAAAATTGTATTAAAGAACTATTTTTGTTAAAAAATCCCCTTTATTTATTTCTTTACTTTCTTTCTTTGCATAGGGGTACCCAATGGGTGCCCCATTAGGGTTCCCATTTTTCCACCTCTTTAAAGCGTTAATTTTACCCTTTTCTTGCATAGAAGTTCTGATTTTTAAATGGTCATTTAATCGTCTAGAAAAAAAACCTTCTTCGGCTATTTCAAATAAATTAAATTGCTCAATTACTGCCTTAACTTTTACTTCGCTTGTTTGCATCTGCATAGCTAAAACTGGAGTTATATTTAAAGGTAAAATCCCACCTGCTTGTGCTAAATTTTCAACTAAGAACCAATAAATTCCATATCCTTCCATTCCTAATTGCTGCCTTAAAAATAAGATTTTAACATCGTTTGCTGAATTATAATCGTGGCTAAAGTAATAAGATTTATTCATTTATTTTTATTTTACGTTTGTTATCCTCAAATGTTATTTCTATTAGCCCTGTATCTTTTAATTCATTTATCCAATTATTTACTGTCATAGTTGATACCTCAAAGGCATCTGCATAATAGGCATTAGATTTGTTATACCTTTTTGTATGCTCAAGGTAAATATAAAAAATCTTTGCTGAATTATTTATTCTATACTCTAAAATATCTTTTTTAATGTTAATCATAAGTTAAATTTAAGGGGTGGCGATTAACCACCCCAAGTTAATTAATTAATTTCTGTGTAAATTTTTCTTGCTTCTCTTTTGTTTAATACGTAAAATTCTCCGTACTTAATAGTCCTTCCGAATTTATTAGTATGTTTAATAAAGTCGCAAATGATATTTACTCCCATTTTTCGTAGGTTGGTTATCCTAGCAGTTGGGTTTAAAATACCATTCATTACAAGGTTTAAACTTGTTTGTCTTTTTTCAGTTAGAAGTAAATTTAATACCTCTGCATTCTGATTTGTTGGTGTTGTCATTTTTTTATGGTTTAAAGTGGTTTACAAGGTGTATGATACTGGAGTGGTGCATTTTTAATTTCCTGCCAATATCGGTTAAAATAAATCCTTTTTCTCTAGCTGCTTTTGAATATTCAACCCTTCTTTTTACAGTTTCATATTTACGATTGTTTTCTACTAATTGCTCATAAGTTATTTTATTTGACTTTAAATAATCATTTGTAAAATCGTCTATACTTTCAGTATTCTTTACAAATTCTTTTACTTCCCTTTCAACTACCTGAATCTTAACAGTTTCTAAAGGGTAACGGTCAAATAATAGAGCAATTTTTTTCATATCATAATCGCTGCAGCTTGTATAAATTTGGATGTATTTTAAAATACTTTTTAAATTATCTGTCATTACTTAATTGGTTATATAAATTATTCATAAATTCTCCTGCCTGTTCTATCTTAGATAACAATAATTGCATATCCTCAATATTGGCTTCAATCCTAAAGATAAACATTTTTAGATTATCTGCAATTTGTGGGCAATAACTAACAAAATCACAAAACTCACTTTCCGTTATCATCATATCGCTTTGGCATTGCCAATAGTATTGTTTATAGTTTTTCTTAAAATACTCTTGACTTTCGATTAATCCGTTATTAATATGATTAGTATAATTATAAGGACATTTAACCTGTATGATTCCACCGCCTTCTATTAAGCCGTCAGGTGTGCCTCCGTACAATCCGTTAATCATTTCAATATAACCACCTGACTTTACTTTGTTTCCAGTCTTTCCTTCATAAAATTTAATGGCTTCATTCTCTAATTCTAGTCCATGATTAGTAGCATTAGAAGTAAATTCCCTTTGCACTCCTGTAAGCCTTTCAGCTAGTTTAGAAGTTAAATACTCCTTAGTAGTTGCTGATAAGTTACCAGCTTCTGACTTTAATTTAGGTTCAGTCATTAGGTTGTAGATGGTTGAACTGGTTATTTTTCCCATTCTTTGCTCAAACCATTCGCTTGAATATTGCTCTATCATTATTTCATTGCTTTTATGGTTAATAAATCTTTGTCTCTCAAAACTAAATGTGCTTTTGCTTTTTCAAATACATCCCTTTCGCCTTCGTTATATCTGGCTATTAAAGATATCATTTGAGTATCTGTCATAAAAGGTTTCTCTGCTCTACCGTGGTCATTTGTAGCATCTGCATCCTTAGTGTCATCTATTAAAAACAAACCGTTTAACGCATACTTTCTAGCATAGCTACTGGATGCTCCAAAGGATTGTGCTATATCCATACCTTTACGATTTGGCTCTATTCCTGCACAAGCGGTAGTATAATAGTGTTCTAAACCATCGGTAAATACTATTCTACTTTCGCAGTAAATAATTCCACCTGCTTCTTTAATTGTATCGCTAATAATTAGCTGACAATTATACTTTAGAAGTAAAGGTTTAACCGCTTCGAGAATATCCTCGCAGCTTCTGTACTTATACTTACCAAACGCATTCGTTTGATTCTTAGGTGCTTTTAGTTCGTTTTGAATTTTGATTAAATTGCTCATATTAGGTTTATTAAATAGTTACAAGTTTGGGTTAATGCAGTTTTAAATTCTGCTTCTGTTATTTGCTTATAATCTTTATCAAGTGTTAGCTTAGCTATATGCTCAGGGAACCTGTTTACCAATATATCTCTGCCTCCCCAGTTAGATATACCTAAGTCTTCCCTAATAATAGCAAAGTAAGAATCTTGAATAACTCCATTAATTAATTTAAAATATAATGGTAGTTCGAGTGCAATTTCGTTTTCTACTTCGGTTTTAAATTTGATTGTCATAATTAAAAGTTTAAAAAGTTGTCGGCTAATAATGCGCCAATAATAAGAATTGAGATTAGGATTGCGTCTTTAATTTCTTGGTGTGTCATAGTTTTGTTTTATTAGGTTAAAAATGTAGTTAATCCAAGTATTGAAATCACTTGGGGGATTTGGTGGTTGGACTGTTTTCATTTGTTTGGTTTTTAGTTATTAAATAAATTTAACTTTTTTTGATTTTAAAAATACTTTTACTTTATTTATTTGCTCAACAAAATCTATAATTCTTTGTGTTTTTCTTTCTTCCTTAGAATAAGTATAATAAGTTGTAATAAAATCTTTGTATGTACTTAACCATTGCTCAACTGTATAAGCTGGTAAACCATTTAAGATTAAAAATTTTTCGTTTGAAGTTGTCATTTTGTTTGTTTTTTCGTTATTGATAAATCAAAGATAAAACGAATATTCCAAACTACCAAATAAATTTTAAACTTTTTTTTAAATTAATTTATATTCTATATATAAATATTTTAATAACTATTGATTCTATTGGGTTTCAGCCATAAAAAAACCCCTCAATGTAGAAACACTAAGGGGTAACCAAAACTAAAAAACAAACTATCTTTTACTTCTTTCGTATTCAATTAGCTTATCTGCAAACATATCTACGAACAGTTCATTATACTTTAATTTCTCTAAGTTCATTGCATTTAAAATATGGTGTATTAATTCGTGGTAGAATATTTGCTCCTTACTTCTTTTATTAACTTTCTTACCGCCATACTCATCACATAGCGTAATTATGTTTAGAGTAAAATCAGCCTCTCCCATACACTTATTATCTTGGCAATAATCATTATCAATTATTACTTCAATGGTCTTACCATTTAATTTAAACTTTTCAGGTATTAATATTGAGCCGTTCATCCTTTATAAATTATTCCGTTATAATAACATTCTCCATTTAAAATTAAAGTAGGTTGTGCAAAGAATCCTGTCTTTGTAAATACTACCTCTATGAATCCCTGCTGCCAATCTGCAGTCTTACCAGTAGGGAAGAATTCTACCTCTTTCGTTAACCTAGTGCAACCTGATTCAAGCCATACATACGGATTCTTTCTATTTGTTAAATACTTAGAATTTAATCGGTGTGTATGACCAGTGCTTCCACTACCCATATATTCAAATATGTTTTTTTCCGCTGCAGTTTTATTTAAACTTAATCCATGCGTGATGTCGAAAATATTAAATAAATTGTACACGTCGCTTTCGTCATATATAAATCCGTCGCTTTCCTTTAAGTCTAGCATTTCATTATACTTAGTACTATTATAATTCTTATAAAGTACTGCTAATCTTGCTAACTGCTTATCTCCTAAATTATATGGATTAGTTATTCTTTCATCGTGGTTTCCTAATCTTACCCTAATCTTAGCATCTGTACTTAATCGTAAAGGCTTGAGTATCTGCTCTTTAGTATATTCTATTTCGCCAACTTCGGTATATCCTTTTAGTATGCCCTCTTGGTATAACTTCTGACTATGCTTTGATATATAAGGCATATCCGTTACATCTCCATTAATTATTACCTCATCAAATTTATTATGTTGCAGAACTTGATTAATACACCTTAAGGCTGAAAGGTCTGCCAACCATCCGTGGCAGTCGCTAAAAATTAATACCTTATAAAGTTGTTTGTCAAATAACTGTTTTTGTTGCCACCATTCCGTTTGTGTTTTATTGAATCTTGGGCGCATAAGTTTTATTTAGTGAAGTATAGTTTTGATTCGGTTGCTCTTCTAATTGTTAAACCTTTTAATTGTTTACCACCTGCTTTATCCCATCTCATAAATTCAGCTTCAATGGTCTTATCATTAGGGTTTGCTTTTACCTTTTTAAATAAGGTGCTTCTGGTCAATGCTGCACTGCCGCAATTATATTGAAATAATAATAAAGCATCAAATTGGTTCTGTGTAACTATTGTTTTACCTAGTTCTTTATTTAGGTATTTCGCTTTCTTATCAACCTCGTTTTTTAATAATGCTTCCGCTTCTGCAAGGCTTATCTTACTGCCCATTATTATAGAATTGCCTTTTAAATCCATTACACTACCATACCCAATAGTAACAACATTTGCCGGACATCTATAAGCCTCTAATTTACAACCCTCAAATAATTTTAATAACCTGTAAAATTCATTTGATGGTGTCATATATCTAGTATTTTTATTAATTTAATTAAGTAAGGTACGGATAATCCAATTAAAAAAGCAATTAACCAATAAATAACTTTATTCTTTCTGCCTACCTTACTGGTTAAATCCTCGTTAGACTTCTGAATTAAAGTAGTAACTTTTGTTAATGAATCAAACCTAGCATTTAAGATAGTTAATTTAGCAGTTGATTCTATTGACTTTGTTATATATACTGTTTTGTACGGTAATTTAACGTACACTT